GCTGCTGAGCAGAAGGAAAGAGCGAGAGCAAATGTCGATCACGATGCCTTTGACGTACTCGTTCATGCTGTTCCGTTGATTACCCCCATATTATAGGGCATCTGGACCGGGTGGTCAAGGGGTGTGTGCCAGTCGGGTGAGTGTCCTAGACCTTCTCAGTTGATAGGTTTCCATCATCGTCAACAACGAAACGATACTTAACTCCGTTTTTAGAAGTTATGATATTTCTATCTTCAGAAAGTTCCTTGATTGCCTCAATTAGGAGAGGAATTACTTTATAATAATCAACCGCAAGATACCCATTATCTCTTTCAGTAACAGCTTCTGGCAGAATTTCTTTTATTTCTTGTGCAATAACACCAACATCATGACCAGACTTATTGGAATTTTGATTCCAATCGAATGTGTTACCACTAATTGATATTACCTTTGCCAAAGGATCATCAATTGGAGTGATATTATCCTTTAATCTTTCATCAGAAGTATAGAATGCAGTAATATCACCAGTTACATTGAGATCTCCGGTAATTAAAACACCAGTATCTGTTGCCGTAATTGCATCTCTGGCAACTGTTGTTTGATCGAAGACATAAACGACACCGGCAGCACTAGTACCTCCAATCTCATCATTGAGAGCAGAAGCAATAACAGACTTACCATCTGCACTACATGCCACTGCGTATCCAAATTTATCAGCAAGATTAGTAGCATAAGAACCGGTTATAATACCTACTTTATTAAAGTTATTTCCCTGACGATTAAAAACATGAACAATGCCAGTAGTAAAAGTAGATGAATATTCATCATTGGGAGCACCAACAAAAATAGTCTTACCATCGGCACTACATGCAACTGACCATCCAAAATAATCATGATTATCAGCATATTCAGTTCCTGCTGTTAGAATACCTACTTCATTAAAATCATTTCCAACACGATCAAAGACATGAACAGTGCCTTTAGTAGGATCACCGGTCCCAGACTCATAATAAGCACTACCAATAATAGTCTTACCATCGGCACTGATTGCTACTTCGCGTCCAAAGTCATAGCGCACGGTATCGTAAGATGCTGTTAGAATACCTACTTGATTAAAATCATTTCCAACACGATCAAAGACATAAATTGCACCTACATCAGTTACTGTTACGCCACTTTCATCACCATACGCACCAACAGCAATAGTCTTACCATCGGCACTGGTTGCTACAGAATATCCAAAATAATCAAAAACAAATGCACCACTTGATACTGTTAGAATACCTACTTCATTAAAATCATTTCCAACACGATCAAAGACATAAACTACACCTCCGCCATCAACACTATCAACACCCTTCTCATCCAGAAGAGCACCAACAACAATAGTCTTACCATCGGCACTGGTTGCTACTGACGATCCAAAATTATCACTATTTTGAGAAGCATAAGAACCGGTTAAGATACCGACTTCATTAAAATCATTTCCAACACGATCAAAGACATAAACAAGTCCACTATTCGACTCCGATCCTGGTAATTCACTATATTGGTTGCCAACAACTATGGTTTTACCATCGGCACTACATGCAATTTCTTGTCCAAAATAATCGCTGCTACTGGTAGCATAAGAACCAGTAAAGAAACCTACTTGACTATAAGTATTTCCTTCACGATCAAAGACATAAACTGCACCTACATTTGATAATGAATTAGTATCATGATCGGGAGCACCAACGATAATGGTCTTACCATCAGCACTGGTTGCTACTGTGTGTCCAAATTCATCGTTAGAGTTAGGATTATCAAGTTCTATAGCACCTACTTCAATATAAGTTGATCCAATACCTACAAGATTATAAGATCCATTTGATGTTTCACTATGACTTGCATAATCGGAATAGGAAGAGAAAATACTTCTATCGGCATTATCTGCAGTTCCTTTAATATCACCCGTTACTGTTAAATTAGATTCTATAATTATATTTTTTTCATCTATAGTCCTTAAAAGTGATTTTGTATTTACATTTTGATCGAAAACATAAACAAGACCTTGTTCACTATTAATCTCATCATTGTAAGCACCAACGATAATGGTCTTACCATCGGCACTGGTTGCTACAGAATGTCCAAAATAATCACCAGTATTAGAAGCATAAGATCCGGTGAGAATTCCTACTTCATTAAAGTTGTTTCCCTGACGATTAAAAACATAAACGAGACCAGAACCATTGCCAGAACCAGGATACTCATCACTTTGAGCTCCTACAATAATCGTCTTACCATCGGCACTACATGCCACAGAGATCCCAAATTGATCATCATCATCGGCATAAAAACCTGTTAAAATTCCTACTTGATTAAAGTCATTTTCAACACGATCATAAACATAAACAGCACCAGGTTGATTAGCAGAAATAGAACTTCTACCAACAAAAATAGTTTTGCCATCAGCACTAGTTGCTACTTCATTTCCAAAAAAGTAGTAATTATTACTGTCAAATGCTGTTAAAATTCCTACTTCATTAAAATCATCTCCAACACGATCAAAGACATAAACTGCGCCTGAAGATGTATGTCCCGAAAGATCGTCATGACCACCAGCACCAACAACAATAGTCTTACCATCAACACTACATGCAACATCCTGTCCAAAAGAATCACCTGCACCTTGATCAGATGCTGTTAAAATTGCTACTTCATTAAAGTCATTTCCAACACGATCATAAACATAAACAAGACCATGACCAGTAGTGCCAGAAGTTTCATCACCATAAGCACCAACAATAATAGTATTACCATCGGCACTGGTTGCTACTGACCATCCAAAGTAATCAAAAGATTCGGTGGCATAAGAACCAGTTAAAATTGCTACTTCATTAAAGTCATTTCCAACACGATCATAAACATAAACAAGACCATAACCAGTAGTGCCAGAAGTTTCATCATCAAAAGCACCAACAACAATGGTCTTACCATCGGCACTGGTTGCTACTGCTTGTCCAAAATTATCATAATTATCGGTAGAATAAGAACCTGTCAAGACACCTACTTGACTATAGGTATTTCCTTCACGATCAAAGACATAAACTGCGCCTGAATCTGTTGCATTACCATCACCAAAGCGATCTCCAACAACAATAGTCTTGCCATCAGCACTGGTTGCTACTGACCATCCAAAACTATCTGCAGAAGATGAATTTGCAGTAAGTATTCCTACTTCATTGTAAGAAGTGTTTGCAATACCTACAATACCGTATGCATAATTTGATGTTTCACTATGACTTGCATAATCAGAATAATGAGAGAAAACACTTCTATCCGTTGCTGTTGGAGTTACTGTCGCAACACCACTTGAAGTAGAAAGTAATACATTAAATCCTCCACTAAAATTAATTGTTGCTGCAGCTCCAACCGAAGTTCCATTTGATTGAAGTTCAACGCCAGTGCCTACACCAATAACACCAGTCAGTAAAGATCCATCACCCTCAAAACTAGCAGATTGCAATTTTCCAGTACTTGAATCATAAGTTAAGTTGGCATTAGTTTTTGGTGGAAGAATTCCATTAGATGCGGTTACAAAAACTATATTACACTCGGCATCAGTACTTTCTTCGGTAACATTAATATTAGTTGCTGTTATATCACCAACAATATCACTACTATTAACTGTGCCAATAAATCCACCAGTTGCTGTTATAATTCCGGTGACGGCAATACCTCCATTAGATGGAGTAATGGTCACACCAGTGCCTACAGATGTGATACCAGATATGAATGTATCTCCACTTGATGAAATCGTTACAGCCGCACCAACTTTTATAGTTTCACTGACTGATGCAATTCCAGTAACTTGTAAATTACCACGAACATCTAATTTTGCTTCGGCACTTGTAGTGCCTATTCCAACAGAACCGGTTTGTCCAATAGCAATAACAGCACTATCATTTCTTATACCAAAAGTAATAGGAACATTAGTTTGTGCTACAGTATTAGTTGCATAAGTATCAACAATAATTGTATTTCCAACAATATTTGAAATCTTCGTGCCAACTGTATGGAATCCAGATTTTACTTCTTGTCCCAATACAATACCAGATCCAGATATTGTGATTCCAGTAATTTCATTGGTACCCAAACCACCAACAGGAGCAGCAAGATCTCCAGTATTTGTATTTACAACTGGTATAAATTCGTTCCGTGATCCTATTTGAAGTCTATCAACAGGAGTTCTTGTTGCAATACCAACTTTAACGGGGTCAATAGTATCCACGATATCAGGATCATTACATAATATCAAATCACTTCTGATATGAACACCACCAGCAACAATTAAAGCACCATCATTATTACCAGTGGTTGGTTCAGTACTATTAATTTGCAGTTCGCTATCAGTAACAATTGTATTAGAACCACCTTGAGCATTAATAATTAAATTTCCAGAAGTTGTATCTATTGTATTAGAAAGATTTCCACCAAGACCACCAATCTTAATATTAGAAATAGTTGATGCAGAAGAAACATTTAATGTATCGGTTTCTACATGACCCGTTACATCAATACCATTTTCCGTTACTTCTAATTTTTCAACTCCATTATAGTATAGATTTACATAAGTATTATAATTATCTCCACTATTAACATGTGTCACTCTCATGGCAGTGCTTATGCCAAGATTATTATCAAAAGAAACGAAGTCTAATGTCTTACCACCACTAGAATCTAACCCAACATATGTTTTGGTGAGTGTAGAATCATGGTAAATTCGTAGGTCGGCAGTTGTCCCTACACGAAATTCTGCATTATCATAAGCATATAAAGAGTTTTCACTCACATCAAAGTAAATATCACGACCAGCAGTATTTCCATCAAATCTTACATCTCCATGAAACTCTGATGTGCTGTGATCAACATATAATCTACCATCTATACGAAAACCACTGATATCTGTATATGCTTTTCTACTATTATTATAATAAAGATCTATGCCAGCATCATCGTTACAAATAATACTATTTTCTCCACTTCTTGCCTGAATATAAATGTCTGAATTAATATTTGACCCAGCATTTCTAATATAAAAATGTCCGGTGTTGTTTTCAATATATCCAGTAGTGCCATTATGATATATTTCTAAATCAGAGTCAGTGCCTGCGGCAAACTTGGCATTATCATCGAGTATTAAACTATAAGCACTCTTGTCCCAGTGAAGATCATAGTTATTATCACCTTTAAATAAAACATCACCGGCAACATCTAAATTAACTGTCGTAGAATCTCTCTTTGTCCTTGGATTTACTGTGCCAATACCAACATCACCAGTGCTAGTAACTACAAAGACATCATCTCCCTCGTAGGTAGTTTCTGGTATGGTGGCATCATTTCCAACAGAAGTTATATACCTGCCAGTAGCTAAAACAGTGTTATTAAAGTATATTCTATACCCATTACCAGTAAAAGAACTCCATTGAGTACCTTTTGTTTCGTAATTACTATTTCTAACCGTTAGTGCTGTTCCAGCAGAAGGTACATCATATACAAGAGTTCCAAATATATCCTGCAGTCCAAATGGAGAAGCTGCCGTTCTCAATTGAACTAAATCTCCTGCACTATAATTATCACCTATAGCACTATCTAAAGTTAATTTCTTTGTTGTATATCTTTTTCCATCTACTCCAACTTGAAACTTCTGTGCCGGATCATTAGTACCAATACCAATAAACTCATTATAAGGATTGAAATTTAATTCATCATCACCCTGAACCAATCCAGTAGTGCCATGAAACTGAATATTACCAATTGTTCCACCAGCACCAGTAATAATAGATTCCAAACGAACCCAATCTATTGTCCCAGGATTTCCTGCTCCCTTCGCAAGAATTTGCCCGTCAGTTCCTGGATCACCATCACTATCATAGATAGTTGCTCCAACTTTAATGCTACCACTTACATCAATATCTCCTGTAACATCTAAAGTATGTGCAGGATCACTACTATTAATACCTAATCGTGTATTAGACTTATCCCAATAAACACTAGCACCATTAAATTCCCCATTATCATTAAATATTAATTCTTTATTTTCAGAAAAGAATTGTGGAGAAACAGTTATGTCTGCTTTAACTCCAGTCTCAATAATCGAAGATAAAGAATCTACGGTTAATCCAGTGGTTACTCCATCCTCATAAATTTCATCACTTGCATTTTGAGCAAACGATCCCTCAACATTAGTGACAGTAACATATCCAACTGTTGTTGTAGAATATTTTACAAAACCAGTAACATTATTGTTACCCTGTGTAATACCTAAACCAACAGAAAAACTATGATTGCCACTTAAAGTTAATGTTGTTTCTTTAAATGAATCTGATGTTGCAGTTATAGCAGCACCAATAAAATTGAGTTGAGTTATACTACTAATATTACCAACAAGTTTAGTAGATTCATCATAGACAGTAATAGATCCTGGAATGATTCCACCCTCAACAGGAATCCAATATCTTTCTCCAGGATATCCTTCAACGGAAACTATTTGATATCTTGTACCAGCAGGTGGAGTGTCTTGAAATGTCCCGGAAAGAGGATCACCTAAATTTGGTTCAGTTTCATTAAGTCCAAGATAACGGTAGCGATCCGTAGAAATTGCTACTTTGGATTGTTCTTTTCTTTTTACTCTTCCGCTTAAATATTTTGCCATTGTTATGCAAGACTATTTTCAAGAATACTAAGGGTTAATTCCAATCTTAAGGGTGCTACTTTTCCTGTTCCACTAACATGATTGTGAGCAATGCCAACACTCTTACCAGAATTTACTTCAAAAGTTGTTGGAGTATCTGATACATCTACAGTAAAACTTCTCTGTGGTGAGGGGAAAAACGTTGTGGTTATTCCGTATCCATCTCCCGTACAAGTGAATTGAATATCTGCCATAGTAATCTCATCACCAACTTGGAATCCATGAGGAGTTGTGGTAGTTACAGTAGTTACCCCATTAGGAGCATGATATTCAACACCCTGAATATCTCTGACACCATGCTGATCACTAATAATAGTCAATGAATCCGATACAGCAGCAGTTCTTTCTAAGACTAATCTTCCATCAATAAGAAACAATGTATCATTCGGTAGCACCTCAATATCTTTTACAATTCTCGTATCTCTGGTATTACCAAATGTTCTTGTTCCCGTGGATTTTCTTTGGTGCGTAAACGTTACTGTTGGATATGAAGTAGTCGTTCCTAAACCAACATTTGAAACTCCGGCATATAATACAATAGCACTTACACCAACAGGAGTTGTATATACAGTATTAATTCCAGGTGCAACCGGTACTGCTACAGTTATAAATTTATTTAATGGTGCTACTGCCATATTAATTTAATGCAAGTATTAATGGTGTAATTTCTGCCTGAACTGCTCTACTAAAATCTCTACCTCTAATTGTTGACGTTGTTTGGTCGATTTGTATCCCCTCTCCTATATCAAAATTTCCTTTTTGGTCGGTGCTAGTAAACGGAATTTGTGCTCCATCTCTGGCATCAACTTCATTAGCTTTGATTGGAACTGCACCCTCAAAGGGTAACGCACTATTTATAGTGGTCCCAGTACCAATGTATTCAAATGAATGTGAAGATGTAAGAATACGACTTATTCTTGCAAAATAAATTGGATCTCCTTCAAATAATTCATATGGTATAAATTCATTAAAGGTTATAGTCGTCATACCCACAGAATTGAAATCGCCCGCTTCAGAAACTGTATAGTAGATAGGTTTCATGATAGCAGTCGCAATTCCAGTATTTCCATTAATACTAACAACTATATTTTGAGTTGGAAGATAATTTCTACCATTACTAATTAAATTAATTTGGGTAATGGATCCTCCTGCACTTACAGTTGCAGTTGCTTGAGCAGCAATAGATTGAGGACCTTTAGGTTCAACTAAAGTATCATCAAAATCTTCTATAATCACATTAGGAGGAGAAGCAGCACTAAATCCAGAGTTACCAGTAGCATTAGGTATTAAATCAATTCTCTCAACTTCTCTCATAGGAGATGGAAGTATTGTGCTTCCACTTGGTGGAGTTGCATCTGGATAGTTTGCAAGATCAATCGCAAACCAAACTGCCTGCCCATCAAAAGGTCTTTGATATACATTGGATCTGTCGGTAACAGCAGTGCCAACTATAATATCGGTGTTATTAAAATCATAAGCAACTCCAGCAGTATTAGAAGTAACAAAACCAGTGTATTGAGTTGCTCCCAATCCAACTGCAACCAATCCATAATTTCCAAAGGAAGAATTAGAATTAGTCAAATCACACTGAGCACCAGTATCAGCATAAATTCCTATATCATTATTAATTGTAAATATAGAAACTAATTGGGCATATGCTTCATTGGTAAGTGATACTCCAATACCTGCTTCATTGTATTGAGTAAATGAATCACAAACCATTGATTTCAAATTAGCACCATCACTTGATGCTGTGGCATGATTACCATCAATCTTCATGCCAATACTTTTGGTCATGAAGTTTGTGCAATTTCTAATATATGGACTTCTCCATCTTCCCGTAGGACCTTCTGTTGCTGGTCCAACATCAGTAAATCCACTTACCGCTTGATATGCAGTCCCGGCATCAATGTCTGTTTGTGTTGGAGGAAATGCAACTGCTCCTCCTCCAGTATTTGCAACACTTACTCCATTGTCATTTGGATCTCCATCATTATTTTTACAGGCAAAATTCAAATTCTCAATGAGACATCCTCTTCTTACATGAAAAATATCACGCATCAAATTTTGAGGTCTGATTGTAACCAATCTCAAATCTTGACCTGTAACAGATACGTCAGTTCTTAATCCAATTGGATTGTTTTCATCATATGTTCCGGGTCTTATAACAATTGTATCACTCGCTTCTGCTATTGCTGCTGCACCACCAACTGTTCTTTTTGCATCACCCTCAAGTAATCCACTATTGGCATCGTTACCACTCTCCGAAACCCAAATAGTTCTCTTTGTTTGAACACCAGAAGGTCTCCAAGAAACACCACTTCCAACTGCAGCAAGACGATAATCTTTATCGCCACCAGTAGAATCATTAACATCCTGTATAAAAGAATTTAGTATTAGAGTGCCATCAATATCAACTTCATCCTCAAAATATGCAGTACTTCCAACACCAACTGTATTAGCAATACTTACATTATCTACGGTTAATCTTTTTGCAATTCCTACACCACCATCAACAACTAATGCGCCTGTTGTTTTACTGGTTGAATCCTTCGTAGAATTTATGCTTATAATGCCCGTAGCATCATTCTTACCTATCTCAATAGAAGTTGCAGCACCACCAAGATTTAATGTGGTTACAGTGGTGTTTAATAAGTTAAATGTGGATTGATTAGTTTTTATATCTCCACCAAAAACAGATAAATCATCTTTAACAAATAATTCACCACCTACAGTAGCAGCACCTCCTATAGTAGCAGCACCTCCTACAGAAAGACCATTATCAACAAATAAGTCTCCACCGGTTGTTGTAATACCTCCATCAGATGCAAGAGTTGTTACACCACTAATAGAGACACCGCCATAAACATCCAAAGGAAATCTTGGATTTGTAGTTCCTATTCCAAGATTACCCTCCGATGTAATGGCAACCACACCAGAAGTATTTTTACCAATCTGTAGTGCAACTAATGGATTATTGGTAAAAATACCAACATTGGTCATTCTATAAATGTTATTATCGGCAACTGCCTTGTCACCACCTATTGCATTTCCCCAATAATCATTGGAAAATATAGTGGCAAGTCCTAAAATTCCGGAAGATGTAATTCCCAGAGTCTCGGTCAAAATACCAAGACTGTTTCTCTCCACGAAATTAATATTTGTGAAAGAAACCCCTTGTCCTACTTCAACACCTTCTTCTTGTAAAAAGACACCTTCCTGAACTTCTGTACTTAATTCTTTCCAGAAAATTCCATTTGCATCAACAGAAAGAACGTTTGTATTATTACCTCTTTTATCAAATTGATCATAAATGTATTTTGTGATCTTTATACTTCCACCAACTTCAAGAACTCTATTGCCTGTTGGATCAATATAATCAGAATTAATACCTACCCTACCACCATTAATATCAACCGTTCCTCCTATTCCAACATTACCAATCGCAACAATTGATCTATCAGGATTTAATGTGTTAATTCCAATTCTTTTAGTATTATCATTAACATTTAAAAGTTTTTCCTTAGTACCTACACTAAAATATTTTCTTACTCGTAAAACATCAAGATTAACATCACCAGTAAAAATTGTGTTATCTACAACAATTTCATTCGCATAAAGTTTATCGTAAATATATACGGTTTCAAATATCGAATTACCTAATTGAGAAAAATCTGGATTTATTCTTGGTATTCCCATTTTTTATGCTTTTAATTTTGGATTTCCAGAAGCTAATGACCCTTTAAAAGATGCAACTGTGCTTGAAGACATTAGTGCTTCTTTCAATTCAAATTTTTTTATTTTTCCATTCTCTACAGGAATCAAATTTTGTGCATGAAGTTCAATTTTATTTGTTTGCCCTTCATTATTTCCAATTCTAATTGAAGGAGCATCTATTACAATTTCATCTGTTGCCTTTAAAGTAATTGTTTCTGCACCTACAACGAATGATCCACTATCAGCATTAAAATGAATATTGCCATTATGTGCAATTAAAGTAAAATCTGGTTGTCCATCTCTATTTTTATCTCCACACTCTATTTCAAACCGTCCTTCTGTTCCTTGATGAAACATCCCATTTTCATACAATCCTTGTGAGCAACGAATACCAGACTCGTTTTCACTTTTAATAGAAAAGGCACATTTACCGGCAGTAGTTTGCTCTTCAGAATTCGACTCAATAACTAATTTTGGACTACAAACCTCTCGATATAAACTATCAGAATTTGCCATATGTTACCTCACACAATCTATAACTTGAATAACTTCTCTCTGTGGCGGAACAACTGCCATTATTGGTCTTAGCACAGCTCCAAACCCAGTGTTACTGTTGATATTTAGGTCAGGCAATCCATTGTATCCTAAGTTTTCAATTTCAGTGTCAACAATTTGACCATCACGAATTGTTAATTTAATCCCTTGAGCAGAATCACCTTCAGAGTATCCAGATCCGGGATTTTCAATTACAATATCTTCAATGTATAATGGATCTTCAATAAGACCTTCCGTTGGGTAATTTTCTCCTTTACTAATAATACTTATAGAAGTAACTTGACCATAAGTTGGAGAACTAGGATTTGTATCTATGTTTGCTCTGCCATATGCACCATATCCCTTATCACATGCATCAGTAAAAGATACAATTGGTGGAGTTGTATATCCACTTCCGGGATCTTGAATTTCTACACCAACAATACTTGCAGTCCTTTGTGCAGAATCAATTACACCTTCACTATCAACTTCATTAATAATATTGCCAAGTATTACTCTTCCAAATGCTCCTGCACCATCACCACCAAAAAATTCTACATTTGGTGTGCCACAACTGACAACATTTCCAGTATAACAACCCGAATTTGGATCAGCATTTTCTAGGGTCTCGCCAAATATAGACCATGATCCATATTGATTTTCAAAATCATTTGCAAGATTTGCAGCACCTCTTGACAGTGCTCCTTTTGCAAATATTCTATCAAAGGCGTCTTTCTGCTCTCCTTCTCCCCTATCTCTCAACAATCCTTGATTGATTTTATATTTTGTAGATGGAGGACACTTTTTCTTCTCATTACAATTTAAAAGATTTTCAACCTTTCTCAATGTTTTCACTACACCAACAAGAAAATCTCTTACATCAAAAACAAATTCTAATGCATTCTTAATCGGTTCCAATATTGGTGAAACGGTGCTCTCAATGATATCTATCATCTTATTAGTAAATGCACCCAATATTTGCTCAACTGCACAAATAGGGACATTCAATACATTTTTTACTGCTTGTGATAGCAAATCAGTGAATATTTTTTCTGCGGCATCCGTAACCTTATTTGCCAAACAAGCAAGTGCCTTAAACAGATTATCAACTGGATCAATTTGAGCGCCTTGTTTTTTTGCTAATTCATCAAGAGCTTTGAATAATTCATTTCCTTTATATGAAGATCTAACTGCATTTTCCAGTCCTGCAAGTCCACCTTTTATTCTTTCAATCAATTCATCTTGAAATCTTCCCACAACAGAATTTACAAAACCTTTCATACCAATAGAAAGAAGTTTCACGGTTTTTTTCAATTCTTGATCTAAACTTGAGGATGAATCAAGTGGTTTTGTTACCAAAGCAAAAAAGTTTTCCAGATATGCTTCTGCCTTCGCAAAGGTATTATCTTTACAAGGATCTGGAAGAATTACTACATGACCAGATGTATTACTGATAGGATCTGCACAAACTGACATATATTTTTTGAATTATTTATGGAGATGTTCTACCTTGTTTCCCATTCCCAGGTATTAGTCTTGGCGTGCATATTCCTTTTTGTTCACATGTTTCTTGATTTTTTGTTAATGATGTCTTTTTTCTACTTCCAACAAATCCAGTTTTTGGATCAAATCTACCAGATCCATATCCATATTGTATATCAGACGTTCTACATAAAACATGCAATATAATTGGCAATTGTTTATTATCACCATCTAAAAATTTACCCAAAACAACATCTCCTTGAGTCAATTTAGATGTTTTATAACACGATCCACCGCCGCCGCCATCAGCAGGTGAGAATCCAGTTATGGCATAAGTAATTTCTTCATCAGTTATACTATTATCAAGTGGATGATAACCCATAATAGCCACTCGATAACGAAAACCAAATCCTTTCTTTCCCGTAGATTGATCTTTTTGGGATTCAAAGGGCAATATCATACCTATCCACTCATTTGTCCCCAAACCATAAAAATTAAATTGTGCCGAATTTAGTCCTTCCATTATTTGCTCTTACTAAAATGTAATCCATAAGAATCGCGAATAAGTTTTAATCCAGTAGTAGATACTTTAGGAGTAAAATGATGCCTTATTCCCCTAATTATATATTTACCACTTTTAACTTGATCAACACCTTGCACCTTATCATTAGATATACTTTCAATATTTAAAATAATCGAATCTCCAGCTTCAAGTAAAATATTTGATGGAATTGTTACATTATGAATTTGAGAAAATAATGCATTATATCTAGTAGTTCCTGCTGCATAGTAAAGTTCTGGATTATTATTTTGAGTTTTTTCTTCTGTATTACTTCCTATATCTAGGATAGCAGACTGAACTCGATGATATTTTTTCCCCTCATTGAAATCTTGATCTAAAATTCTTGGAAGTTTTTGTTTTTTACCCAATGAAGAAAACTTTGAATTTGTTATCACAGATATGTCAATTTCGGTAAATTTAAAAGTTAGTGGATTGAAAAATAAATTTTTTGTAGCATACATTCCAGATCTAATTTGCATCAACAAATCTTGATCTTTTTCTGTCGAAAATGTTGCTACCTTAAAATCAGCACTGTCATCTTTAGTTTCAAAAGATGATATATTTTTGCCATTATATTCATAAGGAATTTTAAATTCCTCTCGATTTATCAAAGTATCAATAGAAACATAATTAAATCCACTCTTTGTTTCATAACAAAAATAACCAGGATTTACTGTATTGGGGGGTATAGATTGTTTTAATAAAAGTCCTATTAATAAATCAAATGGTCTCTTTCTCATTCCAGTAAATGTGAGACTATTGATTGCTTCTTCAATAAAAATTTTATTAGATTTTATACCCAATTCTTTTGTTAATATAGATTCTACAGATTTGGTAATTTTTCCATTAAATGATCGTGTAATTCTGGTAGTTTCATTTAACCATCCAATTTTAGATGTAAACTTTATAGATATTGTTTCTGAATTAGAATCTTGGATTAGAGGAACAACCTTTGTCACATATAAAACTTTATAATCATCTCCAGAAAAATTCAATACTCCATTTTTTGTGCGTATTTTTGTCGATATTATTGATCCTGCACGAAGAGGTAAATGCGATAATATACTTCCTACTCTATTTTGGGGATCTTCCCTCGATACAGCAGCATCAGATCCACTAGAAATTATAATTGTGCCAGTAATGCACGGTGATAATATAGATTCAAAGTAATCAAAACTAATAATTCTTATCTGACCATCATAAAGATTTACAGAATTACTTCCGTCATCAGATGTAATTATAAATTCTTCAAATATACTTGCTTGTGCTGCATTCATTATTGAGGTCCTCTCGTTTGCCAGGGATTTAAAGGTCGTCCACCATAATCTTTTCCTCCACCAGGTCTATAGACCTTTGTAGAATTGCCAGTAACTGGAACTGGAGTTTCAATAGGCACTAACTTTTCTACAGGAACTATAATAATTTGTTTCTTAATTTCGTCACTTAAAGGAATTATTTGTCTAGATGTTATACTATTATTTAACTGCCCACCTTCACCATCTTTAGATTTCTCTGGTCCACTGGATAAGTGAGCAATTAAATAATAATTTCCATATTTATCCACAATAACTATATTATTTCCATATCCACTTGGATCTCTAACCGTATCATAATCAACAAGTTTCAATCCCCCTTTAAGAGTAATTGGTGTCCCCTTCGGAATACCATAATCCAATCCACGGTGCCCTCTACCATCACCAATTGTTGAAGTTTGAGGCCAATCAGACAATGGTTTACCACCAACAATAATATTACTCAAAACTGATGAAGGAATCTCTCCTCCCGCTCCTCCTTCCCCCCTTCCAGTTTCAATGTGAATGTGAGAACCCTCTGGACCTTCTGGGATCGTATACCCACTATGCCCAACTCTTCCAACAATTTGTCCGGTAATTTTACCATCACTAATTACAACTTTATTATCAGTTGCCGGTTTATTATCATTAGTAGTAATAGATTTTTTCCTTTCTGATGATTTTAATAATTTTGCAATTTCTTCTAATTTATCATTATTTTTTTCAAATAGATTTACATTTTCGCTGTTTTGCTCTGTTACCTTTCCAAATAACCTTAAAGGATTTGTTTTTGCATTTTCATAATTATTTCTTCTTGGTGGAAGATTCGCATTTTGTCTTTTGTTTACTAAACCACCAGTATTTCTTTTTTGTATTTCCGGTTTTACTTGAGTTTGTTGTTGAATGACAGGCGTAGAAGGATCCGTATAATTATTTACTTCTTGAGTTTGAGTTGTCTCAGATTCAGTATTATCATTATCTTTTGACAATTCAAAACCTTCATCTAAATCCTTATCAATTAATTTGAGTGTATCTTCTGCAGTTTTAATATTATTTCGTGCTTCATTTTCATTAAAAAATAATGGCGCAACAGAATTATACAAAAATCCTATTCCATTTATCACAAATCCCAATCCTTTCATAAAACCTTCATATATTGGTTTCATAGTTTCAAAAATAGGAGTCAACTCTGCAATTATTTTTGGCAAATTATTAACTACAAATCCAAGTAATATAGCACTGAAAAATCCCATTATTCTATCAAATACTCCCATAACAGGACTTGCAATTTTTCTTACAATTCCTTTGGCAAGTTCGGATCCAGGAATTCTAGGGGTCTCTATTTTTTTCTCTCTTTCAAATCTTTTTTCGCCTTGTATTTGTTTCCTTAATATACTTGTCTTTTTAATTTGTAACTGTTTCAAATTTTTATTTGATGTAGTCAATACACTTTTTATATTACTAACATTAAGTTTTAAATTCTCGACGCTTTCCATTTATTACACTCCCAATCCAAGAGAAGATGCAGTGTAGTATGAAACATAAAAATTATCATTATCCTCTGCATCAAGTGCAATTATCGAATCTCCACCAGAGGGTGTTGAATTTACTTTAGAAGCAGATAAATTAGTGGCAGCACTTATCGGAGGCAACATTGTAATCGATGGAGACCTATTCATAGATCTCATTGACATGTTTGAAGTATTTTTCTTCACAGGATTCAAAGATTTATTTGCCATTGAATCTCGTGGTCCTCCAATGGCACCATATAATTTATTATATAAGTTGGGATCAAGCGCTTTTAATGTTTCTTTTTTAAAGTACTTGGAAAGCACTTCTATAGATTCTTCAAATTTTTCATTCGCTTCTTTAAATATATTATTATTATATTCTTGTTTTCTCAATGAGAGAAACATTTTCTCAAATAATTCTCCACCATTACTAATAATATCAGATAAAAATCCCGAAAATCTTGCTGTTTCTTTTTTAGGGACAACAGCCTCTCCAGGAGTAGCAAGTATTGGCACAATGTCCTTATTAATATTGGGTCCAGGAACAATACCACCTCTATTCATTTTTAAAGGATCTTCCTGTTTTTCTCCAACAATTGCATCGTAAATTTTACCACCAACAAAGTCACCAAGTAAACCCCCAGCAAATGTTCCAACACCAGGAATTGGAATTAATGTTCCTAAAGCACTACCAAGCAACATACCAACCGACTTTGCTGCTGCCCTACCTATTGGCTCTCCAAGAGCAAGAGACACGGCAAAATCAATTAGTGCTCCAAATACAGGTACTCTTTTAAATACTGGTCTCAAAAATTTCATGAGACCTTTTGCACCAAGTGCTTTTACTACCTTTTTACCAGCTAACTTTGATAATACTTCTGCTTTTTGAACTGCCTTTGCTACTGGATTTTTAGTTCTCTTATATACATCTACTCTCTCATGAAGTAGTCCACCAGAACCAGGTTTTGCTCTGGTAATTCTTTCCATCTCAACATTAACACCTCTTCTACCACCGGCAGCATTTCTAATTAAACCACCTCTCCTTATAGCATCACCAGCACCAGCACCAGCACCACGTCTACCAATACCAATAAGTCTCAGTGCTCCACGGATAAGTTTATATAATCGATAAATTTTTAATACAACATTAGTTAAAAGAAAACCGCCAATAACAGCAAGAATTGGTTTCCAATGTTTCCCAATAAAAGTAAATATCCCCGCTATTTTTTCAGCATTACCTGGTTTTGTTAACCAATCAATCGCCTTATTAACTACAAATCCAGTAATAATGGCACCAAAAAAGTCAAGTATTTTTTGAAAAAATCCTTTTACAGGAGTAGTAACTTTATCAACTTGATTTTTAACAAAACCACCAATTTTTTTTACACTTTCTACACCTGCTTCTGCCCTACTCTTTTTTTCCTTATCAGATGTAATTTTTATTTTTTGTATATCTTCTTTCTCTTTTGCAATCCTATAAGCAAAATCAGTTGCTAACTGATTTTGTATTTCTATAAGAATATTGTTTGTTTCTACTAATGTTTGTTCAATTGGCGTGCTTTCTTCTTTTCTTAAATAACTTGGATCAACATAAGACTTACTTGCCCCTATTTGCATTCCTTTAGGAATTTTGATAGTAGTCGATTTTCCAATAGATTTAAAGGCACCACGAAAAACTGAAGAAGAAATCATTTTCTTCCCCAACTTTGGTTTTTTATCTAAAGTAGGTGCCGTAAAACTTTGACTACTAAATACCACTCTGTTTTTGCTGTTTTAAATTTTCTTCCTCAATATATTGTTGCAAAAGAGAAACATATATTTCTCTTTCCCAAGGTATCATATTTTCTAGTTCCGTCAATGAATATTTATGGTGCTGAATCAAGGCAAAGTTTGTTTTGTAATAATTTTCCAAACTCTCATGAGCCAGCGCTAACTGAAAAAACTTGCTAACCCTTCCAATACAACTTCTGACTCCACACCTGTCTTTGGATTCTTCACATTAATTGTATGTGATAATTTTGGCATCGTGTTAAAGAATTCTTCAATTTTCTTAAATTGTTTGGTATTCATTTGCTCGATGAAATCATTCAATTCTTTCTTACTACAATCAGAAGCATCCCAAGATTCTTCATCAGTAAATACTTGACCAATGCAAGATGCTATCACTTGAATAGACTTATCAACTTGTTCATTTTTATTATCAACTTCAAAATTACTTTCAACAAATTGATTTAAAGATGGATATTTCATTTTAACCGAAAGATTATCATCCAATTTAATAATATTACTATGATTAGGATTCTTTTGAACCTTAATTAAATCAATATCAATTTCAACTTGTAATTGTGTTTCTCCATCATCTGGACATGTTACACTTACTTCTACAGATTCTCCTACGGATTTTGCACGAACATTTAAAAACAAATATTCAATATCAAAAGTTGATAACTGATCTACTTTAATTCCTCTTGTAATAATACAATCTGATATAACAGTTTTAATTGCATTTGAAATTTGTTTAAGATCTTCACTCTCCAGTGCCATGATAAGAATTTTTTCTTCTTTTACAAGAAATGGACGATATTTAATTAATTTTCCATTTGAAGGCAATTCCAACTCATATGTCGGTGTCGAAATCTTGGGTAAAGGCATACTGTTTGATACAATTCAGGTATGATTATTTATTACCCCACGCCAGGAGGAAGACCTACTTGATCATCCCCATCAATGTTCAATCCTGTTTTATTAGTAGGATAATCATGAAAAGGACCTTTATTCCATCCTCTATATTGCTCAACAATATACCTATCATAAGCAAAAGAAACTGTAACTCTTAAAACTTCTGCACTTCCATAAGAAACTGGAATAGAAGTAATTGCTTTAGGAAAAGCATGAAAAAATCTATAGGATATAATTGGTCTCTCTCTTTCGTTTGAATCTTTTTCACCCTTTGTTATATACAGTCCATCCAATTTATACCCATCAATGGGATCTAAAGGATAATTGAATCTTTTATAATATCCATCATGTGCTACCGAAACTTGACCACCTTGCTTATTCACTGGATAATTATTTTCACCGGCAACATAATCTATCCAACCCTCAAAAAATTTCAAAACTCGATAATCCCCATCAAGATAAAAAGTAAAATCACTATCGGTATATAATCTCGTATGAGCATATTGCTCATTAATACCATGAAAATTATCTTTTACCTCTGCTGTGGCAAGAGAACTAGTGGGAAGTGTTGCCTCAGAACACATCAATCCAAGATTATTGCTCAACCAATCCACCTTTAATCCATATTTTTTAAGAAATTTCATAAGACCACTTCCTTCCGAAAGTCCAGTCATATGAACTTGATAATAATTCGATAATGATACATTGGTAATTTGACTTCTTTCGATAGCACCTACTTTTAAGTCATTTATCCTTGGCATCCTAAATACCTTATACGAATCCTACATTATTAAGTATTTAGATGGCATATAAAGGAAAATACCAACCATCCTTTCCTAAAAAATATAAAGGTAATCCATCAAATATAGTATATCGTTCTCTATGGGAGCGAAAGTTTATGGTTTATTGTGATAAGAATGAAAATATTTTAGAATGGGCAAGTGAAGAAATTGCACTCCCTTATCGTTCACCATTGGATAATAGAATTCATCGTTACTATCCTGACTTCTACATCAAAGTAAAAGAATCTAATGGTGCAATTAAAAAAATGCTAATTGAGGTAAAACCCAAAAAGCAGTGTGTTGAACCAATAAGACCAAAAAGAAAGACTAAAGGATATATTTACGAAGTCAAAGAGTATGTAAGAAATCAGGCAAAGTGGAGAGCAGCAAAAGATTTCTGTGAAGATCGTCAATGGGAATTTAAAGTAATCACCGAAGACGAATTGGGAATTCATAAATGAGATATCCAACAGACATTAATAGCAATCGCATTCGTGGAGTGGTTGATAATCTAATTGGCACAGAAGATGCCGATGATATCATGATGGAATTAATGAATGCTCTTAGTAGTGACTCTACGCTTGTTCCAGATGTTGGAAAGTATTATGTATTTGTTTATAGACCGAAAACTCCTCTAATACAATACGATCAAAATCCTTTGGTGGCAGTTACTGATATATTTCGTTGGGGATTTCGTGGAATCAATTATCACTGGAGACAATATCGTCAATATTCTTGGGAAGAAGTTGTTGGATCATTATACCAAATATATCCAGATGAGCTTGCAGATGCAAGAGAGCTTCCAATTCAAAAATTCATTCTAAATAGTTAGAAAAAACGATAATGACATACACAGGAGCAAGTAGAACAAGATATAGTGGAGGAAGACCCAGACCTACTCCTAATAATACTCCTAATAATACTCCTAATAATGCTGGCAACCCCCAATACTATGAAGTGCTTGGAAATGTTTATGGTCCTGATGGTCGTAGAGAGGGAATAACAGAAGACCATGCTGATTACAATAAAGATCCCAAAATAGAAAAATTGGGTGCTGGACGTAATATAAAAAAATTAGAATCAAATTTAAGATATCCCATAGCAAGTATTAATCTTGATCAAGATCATATAAAATTTGATATTATTAAGTATGAAAGAAAAAAATCAGAAGGTATTAGTTATACATCAGGAGAGCAAGTAAAGGTATTTGAAAAGAATAAAGATGGAACCGATTATATTGAAAAGGGAACTACAATAATTAATGTAAGAAACCAGAATGCTTTTGATAACCCATTTGTTGGAGGTGCTCGTAATCCTACTGCAGAAAATCGGTTGGGATCAATAATATTACCAATTCCTGGACAAGTATCTGATACTAATGCAACAAATTTTGGCGAAAGTAATTTAAACAATTTTTATGCTGCTGCTATTGGCACTGCTCTAAAGGGAATATCTTCTGGTAGTCCAGAAGAATTAGCAACATCATTAGCATCAAGTACAATTGATGCTGCAAAAATAGCGCAAGATCGAAAAGTACAAGCTGCGTTGCGGTTATTTTTTGCTTCACAGGCAGTTTCTAGTCTAGGAGCAAACGTAAGCACAGATCAATTATTTGCAAGAGCAACTGGATCAATAATAAATCCAAATATGGAATTATTATTTAGTGGTCCAACTTTAAGACAATTTAATTTCGAATTTAAATTCACTCCAAGATATCAAAAAGAAGCAGTGATGGTTAAAGATATCATGAGGGTTTTTAAACAAAACATGAGTCCAATATCATCTCCAGGAGATAAGTTTATGCAAACTCCGAATATTTTTAAATTATCATATATTGGTAAGGGAAGTAATTATTTAAATAGGTTTAAACTTTGTGCTCTCACAAATATGAGCATTAATTATACTGGTGAAGGAAATTATGCTACTTATGCTGATGGTGCTCCAGTTTCGAGTACGATGCAATTAGCATTTCAAGAGTTATCACCAGTATATTATAGTGATCACGATGACGTAGGCGGAACAGGATACTAAAATGGGATATTTCAGAGAACTACCAAATTTACTTTATCAATCACCACTGACAAATAGAAATACTTCTGATCAATACGTTGCGGTAAAAAATCTTTTTAGAAGAAACAAACTTCGTGATGACCTCCAAAATGTTTTTACTTTGTTTAATAAGTATGAAATTGTAGAAGGTGCAAGACCAGACACGATTGCCGAAGAATTATATGGAAGTGCAGAACTAGATTGGGTTGTTATAATGACTGCAGGTATTGTTAACATAAGAGATGAATGGCCTCTATCAAATTATCATCTATATGAATACGCTAATAATAAGTATGATGACATCAATGCAATTCACCACTATGAAACAACTGAAGTAAAAGATAATAATGGTCGATTAATTTTACCAAAAGGAAAAGAAGTTAATAGCGATTTTAAAATTCCTAATCCAGATGATTATACTGCACAAAAATTAAATCCAGTCAGAGGAATTACAAATTATGAATACGAAGTTAGAAAAAATCAAGAAAAATCTAATATATATCTTTTAAAACCAAGATACTTACAACAATTCTTGAATGACATGAGACAAATCATGACTTATCAAACTTCTTCTCAATACATTGATGAAAGATTAATTATAACAGAGAATACTAGAAATACCATACCACCTGCATAAAAAAGGGGGAGGTTTCCCTCCCCAACTCTATCAATCTTCGGCAAGACGGGCAAAGTAGGACATTGCATCATCGTCCTCATCTTCAGTCATTTTAGAAGAACTCAGACTATCAAGTTCATCTTTGAGTGATTGGGGAACAGAAGGTGCTACATCTCCACGATTCTGCTGACGAAACTCTTCT